GTACTTACAACTTTAGCTTAATTATGGCATACGGAAAAATTAAATCAGACGCATTGATCTATGACAATAGCGGTACTGATGTAGAGATTGCAATTAGTGGTATTCCTTCTGCCTCGGCTCTTGCAGCAAAGGCGAACACTTCTGATATTGGCTCTACAATTCAAGCATTCGATGCTGACACTGCAAAGACAGATGCAGCTCAAACCTTTACTGCTGCTCAACGTGGAGATATCACTGAGCTAACTGGCACGTCCTTTACTCTTGATCTTAACGCTAGCAATAACTTCAAGCTGTCACCTAGTGGCACCTTTACTGTTGCTTTGAGCAACCTTGCTACTGCGGCTGAAGGTCAAACAGGTTCTATTTTTATTGTTTACGCAGGAACTGAAAGCGGTTCATTTCCTACCACTATGAAATTTGTAGGCGGCGCTGCAGGCATCACTCTTACTTCTACTGCTGGAGCTGTTGATCGCATTGATTACATCGTAATGAATAGCACAACTGTTACCTGCAATGTAACCGCTAACTACGTAGCTTGATATATGCCAGTATTTAATAACATGCTAGCCGGTGCCAGTGGTGGTGCCGGTGGTGCTGGTGGCTACGAGATCGAACGTAGTCTTAGGTTTAACTCCTCGGATTCAGCCCATTTATCTAGGACCCCAAGTTCTGCAGGTAATCGCAGGACGTGGACTTGGAGTGGTTGGGTAAAACGATCAAACCTTGGAGTAAGACAATCAATTTTTTCTGCGGGCAGTGATGGAACTGATCTCCATTTTCAAACCACAGACAAGTTACATTTTTATTATTACAGTGGTGGATATGTTGGTTGGTGCATAACTGATGCTGTTTATAGAGATGTTTCGGCCTGGTATCACATCGTTTTAGCTGTAGACACTACACAAAGCACATCTTCAGACCGTTGTAAAATTTACGTCAATAATGTTCGGCAAGAAGTAACATTCTCGTCTACCTTTGCTTTAAACAGCGACCTTGACGTTAACAACAATGTTGCCCATTATATAGGCCGATACAGCAATAGTAATAATTATTTTGGAGATTATTACCTAGCCGACACCCATCAGATCGATGGTCAAGCATTAGCACCAACAGATTTCGGCAAAACTGATAACAACGGTGTGTGGCAGCCGATTGCATACGCTGGAACATACGGAACAAATGGCTTCCACCTCGACTTTGCGGACAACAGTTCAAGCGCTGCGCTTGGTACGGACACAAGTGGCAACAGCAATACGTGGACTGTTAATAACTTAAGTGTTGCAGCCGGTGCAGGTAACGACTCCCTCCGTGACTCCCCATCGCAAATTGCAGACCAGACAGATTCTGGAGCGGGCGGCGAAGTCGTGGGCAATTATGCGACGTGGAACCCTGTAAACTCCAACACGCATTCTGCTTATTACACCCTTAGCAATGGCAATCTTAAATGCGTTGCGGTTGGAGGTCAAAACCAATCTAGCGGCAACAGAGGCTTTTGCGTGTCAACAATTGGAATGTCTTCTGGCAAATATTATTTTGAATTGACAGTTGATTTAAACGACAATAATGATCATGCTGTCGGGATTGCAAAAGCTGCTGCAACGGGATATTACAGCACTGCTGGCAACTGGACTTATCAGGCTACTGGCCAGAAGTTTGCAAACTCAGGGGGTGGTAATTCTTATGGCGCTTCATATACAGTCGGTGACATTATTGGCGTTGCTTTTGATGCAGATACTGGAGCCCTTGTTTGTTATAAAAATGGCAGTTCGCAGGGTACACTTGCCACAGTTACAGTCGGTGAGACTTATTTCTTTGTATGGGCCATTGACGCAGGAACAGCACAAGACTATGAAGTAAGCGCAAACTTCGGCCAACGCGCCTTCGCGTATACAGCACCAACTGGTTTCAAGTCGCTCAATACTGCAAACTTACCTGAGCCAACGATTGCGGATGGCAGTAAGTATTTTGATACGAAGTTGTATCCCGGAACCGGTGCTTCAAATGCTATAACAATGACTAATTCTGCACTGTCACCAGACTTTGTATGGATTAAGAACAGAAACGGTTCGTATAACCACCTTTTGTTTGATGCAGTAAGAGGTGCAACAAACTATCTTGAATCTAATTCAAACAATCAAGAGCAGTCAAGTAGTCAATCGCTTACATCTTTTGATTCTAATGGTTTTACATTAGGAACAAATGTTCATGTAAATCGTGGTACAGGTTATGAGTATGCAGCTTGGGCGTGGGACGCCGGAGCTAATAGCGACAAGACCTATACGGTTACTGTTTCTGGCGGAGACTTCTACATCGATGGTGCTCAACAACCAACGCTAACTCTTGCGGAAGGCAGCACGTATAAGTTCGACCAATCAGATAGCACTAACGCTACACATCCTTTGCGGTTTTCATTGTCTAATGATGGAACGCATGGCGGTGGAACGGAATACACAACAGGTGTAACAACTGTTGGAACGCCAGGTAGTGCTGGGGCTTATACGCAAATTGTTATCGCATCACCTGCACCAACACTTTATGCATATTGCACGAATCATTCTGGAATGGGATTTCAGGTTAATACAAGTGCAAATGCTGGATATACGATCCCTGCTGGTGCCCATAATGATACATATTATGATAGAAGTAAAAGTTGGATTAGTCTTGTAACTACGTCATCTCTTGAGTCAGCTTATAACTCTTACAGTGCAACTAGTAAATTAGGTGCATTTGATGGGAAACGTTCTACAGCACTTTATGGGGTTGGTAATCAAGCTCTGACAATTACTTTTGATGCTTCTGCTTTTCCGGCTTCAGGTGGTCCTTATATAGTTGAAGTTGAAAATAATCAGCGTGCAGTTACTCTTAATGGTTCGCAGACTGGAACGCCTTGGCCACTCCAGGCAACTGGTTGGCAAAAATTTGATCCAGTATCAACTATTACTTCTATTAGTAGTGCTGCAGCTAGTGCCAGTTATGGAGGAATGATAAATCGTATTAGGGTTAATGGAAAAGTTCTAGCAGACCCTACAGCAACTCCTGATAATGTCCCAAGCGTATCAACGCAAGTATTAGCTTCACCTGAAAGTGGATTCTCTATTAGTAAGTGGGCAGGTACTGGATCTGAGGCAACCGTCGCACATGGTTTAAATTCGGCACCTCTATTTTATTTTGCTAAGTCTTTAGATAACGCCGAAAGCTGGGATGGTATAACAACTGTATTACCTTCTAATGCTCTTGATAACGCTACTTTAGACGGATACGCGGCTTTTAGTGTTTCATACCATGAAGTTCCTACAAGTTTATATATTGGTCGTCCAAGTGCTGATAGCAATAATGAAAATATGATTGCCTATAATTTCGCGCCAGTTGAAGGTTTTAGTGCAATGGGTGTCCATACAAATGGAGGTTCAAATTGCCAAGATTTTATTTACACTGGTTTCCGACCTGCTTGGATTCTGGCTAGGGCACAGATTGCTGAGTGGTGGCACATATTTGATAGCAAGAGAAATACTTCTAATCCAATGACTCAAAAGTTATGGCCTAACGAACCTAATGCTGAAGCCCCACAAGATGGATTTGATTTTTTATCTAATGGATTTAGAGTCATTGCAGCAGATAATGCCTTTTTTGCATCTGGAGTAAATTACACTTGGGTATGGATGGCATTTGCCGAACACCCTTTCAAAAACGCACGCGCACGTTAACTAATTAATTATGCTTAAACTAAACAATAAGCCCCTATCTTATGATCGGGCATTTACTCATGCTGGGATTCAATATCCAGCTAATTGGCTGCGCCTGTCCAGTTTGGAAGAGCGTAACGCTTTAGGAATTATTGAAGTTGCTAATGATCCCACGTATGACCAACGGTTTTACTGGGGTCCATCAAATCCAAAACAACTAGACGACAAGACTGAAACTGTTGATGGCAAAGAAGTCAAGACTACTGGCTTGAAGACGTTATGGTCAGCTAATCAAGGAGAGGTTGCAGCTTCACTGCTAGCTCCTAGTGACTGGCGCATTATCAAAGCTAAGGAGACTAGTACTAACATCCCGTCCGCTTGGAAAACATACCGTGCAGCCGTTCGTACTGCGTGTAATACACGACAGACAGAGATCGATGCTGTTGCTGATGTACCAGCTTTGATTGAGCTGCTGTTTGGTGCAGCCACTATTACCCGTCAACAGACTGACTCTGAAGGCGTTGGTGTGGTTGAACCTGACACCATTACTAACGAAGCTGGAGACACAGTTGCCAACCCAAGAGCTGGTGATCCAGTCATGGAAACCGTCGCTAACCCTGCCATTGCTACGGCATGGCCTACACCTATTTAATTATGATTACCCTTATCCGTCCCATTCTGTTCTCTTTTATCCAATCTCCTAAGGTCAAACGATTGATTATTGACCTGCTGCGGAAGTTGGCTTCTACAACAGATAATGCAGTTGATGATCAAGCTGTAGACTTTATTGAGCGTGGATTGTTTGGTGCTGAGTAATGGAGTGGGTAGACCCACCTAAACTACCCTCTCTAAGCCTCCCTGACGCGCCTAATTTACCCATACCTATACTGGAGGTACCACGAGCAGATGTGCCGTCTTACAGGCCGCTTGTGGTGCCTCCTAACACGCTTAGGCCGCCTCCAGGGATAGAGGGTATTAACTCTGACCCTGCTCCTGAAGCAGAGACAAAGACTCCCACAGCACAACAAATAACTCCACCTGAAGCTCAGATCGTAGAGATTCCATTTACGGACATTGAAGTCCCGATGCCTAGCACTACGATCATGACTACTGCAGCTACTACAGCGTTTATCTCTGTAGGTGCCACACTTGCTGCTACATCACTGTTTAAATACCTAGTGATGATTATGAAACCAATAATTAAGCAAGCATGGAACAAGTTACAAAAAAAGAAAACGCCCCCGAAAAACCAAAAAATTTCCTAGCTAAGGTCAAGGAAAACACTGAAGATGAGATCCAGATCCTAGGTACATTTGTCCGTTTGGGCGTTGTAGTCTGGAGTGGTTTTATCATTACACTTAACTATGTCGAGCTACCCATGATCAAAAAAGGTCAGAGTGGTGGTGACATAACTTTTGTGGCTTCTGTGTTTACTGGAGCACTTGCTACTTTTGGCCTGTCTACATCCAATAATAAATCAAACACCAAATCTCCTGATCCTAAAAAGAAAGAAGAATGAAACGTTTACTACTTTTATTGTTTTTAGCTAGTCCGGTATCTGCTCAGGTTACACCTAATTTTACTCAAGGTTCAATGCAGTCAACGACAACCACCACCATTGACATTGACCGAACGATTGAGACTGAAGTATATGGTGGTGATTACTCATCATGGTCTGGAACGAACGTAACACCAAGCGGGGACATTGCGGACACCGCTACAACCTATTCAGTAACCAACGCTGGCGAGCAATTTCAACTAGAGATTGTAGTCAGGGACGCTGGACTAATCCAAGAAAGCTTGGTAACAGAAACAATCGAACAAAATACTGTTACTACTTCCTTATCGGTCTTCTCTCAGTAGCACCAGTCTACGCAAACGAAGATCCAAAGGTACAGAACACATCATCACCTGTGGCAGCAGCTACAGGCAATGTGACCAACCAGGCGGTGCAATTCCAGAACAATGGAGCACCGTCTAGGCAATACTTTGCAGGTAATAATAGTTGCAATGGAACAACCATGCAATTCTCGCCCTTTTATATGGGCAACGATACTATTCCTTAC